ACAGGATCGATCTCTGGGAGATCTCCGTCGTCACCTTCCCCATGCTGCCCGAAGCGCGGGTGAGCACGGTGAAGCGGCGGGGTGTGCGCTTGGGGCAACTCGACGCTGCGAGCTTCGCCCGCTCGTTGCGCCGCGGCGCGCGGCTGATGCGCGCGCGATAGCCGAAGACTCGAGAGATGAATGCCTTTGCGGCGAGCTGGGAAGCCGGCGCGCGATGCCGGCGTTTGGCCTGGCTCCTGCGCGCGAGCGTGGTCGAAGCGAAGCACGCCGAGCTCGTCCACGCCATCAAGGCCGGCTTCAACTCGAACCAGCCGCGCGTGCCTGCCGGCAATCCTGACGGCGGGCAGTGGACGGGTAGAGGAAGCGGGAGTAGTGGCGGACAGACGCAGGTTGCTCAGAACCTATCTCGACCGGGTCGCGGTTCAGGACTCGTCCGTCTCCGGAACGGCCAGCTTGTTGAGGCGACGCCAGCACAAGAAGCTCGTCTCGCGGTTGCTCAGGCGCGAGCGGAGGCACGGGCGGCTGAGGTCCGCCAACTCGATCCGATTTGGCGCCCAACACCGAGTTTCACCGAAACCATTGAAGGGGAAATTCGTGCGGCGGAGGCAGAGGCCCGAGAGGCCGAGGGACGCCTCCAGGAGCTTGGGCAGGTTGGTATTGGTCCAGGTCCGTACGCAGGAGAGTCGCTTCCGGCGCGTGGACCAAGCCGCGACTTCAGGGTCGATGAGCGCCGCGAAATCAATCGCGTTGGCTCACATACGGGATGCCATACGTGTGGTAGAACTGATCCGGGCACAGGTAGCGGAAACTTTGTTCCAGACCATCAGCCGCCTACGTCGCTGAACTCTTCCGGCAGCCCGCAGCGGCTATATCCACAATGTGTCCATTGCAGTCGGACGCAGGGTGGATCAACAACCAAATTGAAGGGGCCGCGAAAGTAATGCGCCTTTCAACTAGAGTCGCGCCTCCAAACTCACTTCTTTTTATCTCGGACCCGAGCGGTGGTGACGTGCCTCAGCCTGTTTGGGGCCAACTTATCCTGTCAACGCCATCTTGCATTTCAGTGGGATGCTTGATGTTCCTCGATGGAGAAACCGAGGTGACCGTGGGCACCGCGGAGGAAGTTAGTCCCGGCGGATCGCCGGCATTTGATGCCGATCTTGAAACGCCTCACAGAGCCGTTGTGGTCTGGACCGTGGAGGACGAACGGATACTAGAGGTGCCTGTGCCAAGCACGCAGACGCGAGTGCGGGTTTGGGTCAATCATTCGGTTGAGCCTGACAAGGTCATCGTGGGGTTGGGATGAAGTCACTGCGATCCTGAGCTCTTCGCAGTTCGCGTACCTTCCTTGACCGTGCTAGTTTTGCTTACGGGAGGGAAGAAAGTTGAATCGCCGCAAACTCCAGGACAAGACGATCGACGAACTGGCGGAGAGCTTCGCTGAGCTTGTGCTGTCGGGCGCCAAGGCGCCGTGTGCGGAAATCCAGGAGATCGAGGACGAGCTTAAGGCGCGAGGTACGGAACACCACAGAGATTTGCTGCCTCTGGCTAGTCATGCCGACGAGATGGTTCGTTTTGAAGCGGTGGCGGCGACCTACCGGATGATGCTGGGCAAACCCCAAGTCACTGCGAAACTCGTTCAGCAGTTGGCTGTCGCCACTGGTGCACCCTTCCTGAAGAGGTCGTCATCTGCCCTGACCGTCGCCGCATGTCGCGCAGTAAGCTATCAAGTCTGACGAATAATGAACTCGTCCGTCGCTTTGTCGACATCGGCCTGGCACAAGAGGAGGCGCTCGTATATGGCGAGATCGCAAAGTTTAACCGCCTCTATGAACAGAAGAACCATGTGGTCGATGAGTTGAGGTCGCGCCCTGGCGATCAACGGCGGGTCTTGTTGAGCCTTTACGATCACCCCAATTTGCAAGTCAGGCTAATCGCGGTGAAGAATTCCTTGGCGCTTGCACCGGAGGAGGGCAGACGAGTGCTTAAAGCGATTGCTGACTCCGGCGAATATCCACAAGCCGGCGATGCAGGCGTGTGCCTCTCGAATCTCGATGAGGGCATCTTCAAGCCGACGTAGGCGCACCGCTGCGGGGTGTGCCTGCTTTCTTGCTCAAAATTTCGAAACACTGATGACCGGGGAAGGGCCGGGCATCGCTTCCTTGCACCTTTGCGAAGACTGGCCCCCAGAAGAGGACTGACATGAGCGAACAGCACTTGACCGAAGACATTCACGCCGCAGACATTCATGCCGCCGACATCGAGACCAAGGCTGCGAGCGGATCCGGCGAGGACGTGGCACTCGCCTTCGACGAATTCATGCGCGCCTTCGAGGCGTTCAAGGCGACCAACGAGGAGCGCATCGGCCAGATCGAGAAGCGACTGTCGGCGGACGTGCTCACCGTCGAGAAGCTCGACCGCATCAATCACGCCATCGACGAGCACAAGGCGATGGTCGACGAGCTGGCCCTGAAATCGGCGCGGCCGCAGCTCGGCGCCTCGACCTTCCGCTCTGGCTCTACGCTCCAGCACAAGGCCGCCTTTGAGGCGTATATGCGCCACGGCGAAGCGCATGGCCTGCACAAGCTCGAGGAGAAGGCGCTGTCGGTGGGATCGGGTCCCGACGGCGGCTATCTCGTGCCGGAGGAGACCGAGGCCGCGGTTATCCGCGGAGTGAAGAATATCTCGCCGATCCGCGCCATCGCCGGCAACCGCGTGGTGAGCGCGTCGGTCTATAAGAAGCCGTTCGCCATCACCGGGCCGTCGACCGGGTGGGTCGCCGAGACGGCGACGAGGCCGGAGACCAACTCGCCGACCCTCGCCGAGCTCACCTTCCCGACCATGGAGATCTACGCCATGCCGTCGGCGACGCAGACCCTGCTCGACGACTCGGCGGTAAATATCGACGAGTGGCTGGCGGAGGAGGTGCAAATCGCCTTTGCCCAGCAGGAAGGCACGGCCTTCGTCTCCGGCGACGGCACCAACAAGCCGAAGGGTTTCCTGGCCTACACCAAGGTCGCCAACGGCTCCTGGAGCTGGGGCAATATCGGCTATGTCGCCACCGGCACCGACGGCGCCTTCGACTCGACCACACCGAGCGACGATCTCATCGACTTCATTTATGCGCTGAAGTCGGAATATCGCGCCAATGCCCACTGGGTGATGAACCGGGCGACGCAGGCGACCATCCGCAAGTTCAAGGATGCCGACGGCAATTACATCTGGCAGCCTGCGGAACGGGCCGACCTCTCGCCGACGCTGATGAACTATCCGATCGCCGAGAGTGAGGACATGCCGAACATCGCCTCGGGCAGCTATTCGATCGCCTTCGGCGATTTCCAGCGCGGCTATCTCGTCGTCGATCGCGCGGGCATCCGCGTGCTGCGCGATCCCTATTCCGCCAAGCCCTACGTGCTGTTCTACACGACCAAGCGCGTCGGCGGCGGCGTGCAAGATTTCGACGCCATCAAGCTTCTGAAGTTCGGCACGTCGTAGTCATCCTGCGCCGTCAACATTCTCTGTCATGGCCGGGCTTGTCCCGGCCATCCACGTCTTCTTGTCTGATGAATTCGTGGATGCCCGGCACAAGGCCGGGCATGACGAGGATTGGTAGCTAGCAGGACACGGAAAGCCTGGCCGGGCCGGCGGCTGCGCTCTTGCGCCCCTCCCACGCGGGCGCGGCCGCCACTTTTTCAATGCGCTACCGCGCTTCGCGCTACTTGAGCGCGGGTTTGTTTGCGCTACCGGCCTCTGGCCTACGTGAGCGCGACTATCTATGCGCTGCGGCGCTTCGGGCGAGGAACACCATGGCGCTTGTGATGACGGCGGCTCCGGCGGCCGAGCCCATCAGCTTGGCCGAGGCCAAGGCTCATCTGCGCATCGACGCGAACGACGAGGATGCGCTTCTCGGCTCACTGATCACCGCGGCGCGGATGGTGGTGGAGCGCACGCTGTCGCTGGCTCTCATCACCGAGAGCTGGTCGCTCTACCTCGACGGCTGGCCGCGCAGCGGTACGATCGTGCTGCCGATCCAGCCGGTACAGGTGGTGACGGCGGTCAGGGTCTATGACCCCGACGACACGTCCAGCACGGTGAACAGCGAGACGTATTCCATCGACGTGTTGTCGGAGCCGGCGCGGCTCGTGCTGTCGGCAGGCGCCGTGCAGCTCTCGCCGGCACGCCTGCTCAATGCCTTCGAGGTCGCCTTCACCGCCGGTTACGGCGACGAAGCGAGCGACGTCCCGCAGCCGATCCGCCATGCGATCAAGCTGCTCGTGGCCCATTGGTTCGAGCATCGCGAACCGGTGGTCCTCGGCGCGGCGGCCCAAGAGGTGCCGGCGACGGTCGCAGGTCTGCTGTTGCCCTACCGGCGGGTGCGGCTGTGACCGAGGCGAGCCCAAGCACGCTCCGTCATCGCTTGACGCTGGAGCAGTTGAGCCGCGTCGCGGACGAAGGCGGCGGATTCACCGAGAGCTGGGTCATAGTAGCGACTCTTTTCGCCGACCTTCGTCCGATCGGCGGCGACGAGCGGTTCGAAGCGGACCGGCTCGCCGGACGAGTCACTCATGAGATCGTGCTGCGTTACAGAGCAGGGGTGGGGCCGGCGATGCGCTTCCGAAAGGACACGCGCATCTTCCACATCGTCTCGGCGATCGACGTCGAGGAGCGAAGGCGGTGGCTCAGTTGCTTGTGCGAGGAGCGTGAGCTGTGAGGCCTGCGCTGGAGATTCGGGGCGTTGATCGAATGAGCAAGCGGCTCGCGTCGCTCGCCGCCCTGAAAGACCTTCGGCCGGCCCTCCGCGCGGAGGCGGAGGCCCTCGCCGCGGAGGCGCGCGACCGGTTGACCGCGCGCGAGCCGGACAGCCGCCTGGCGCGGTCGATCAAAATCATGGAGTTGGCGGCGGCAGATCATCCGGCCTATGCGGTCGGGACCGACGATCCGGCAGGATTCTTTATCGAGTTCGGCACCGCCAGGAGGCGGGCGGACCCCTGGCTCGTCCCAGCTTTGCACGCTCGTTTACCCTCCATTAACCAAGCTGTCCGAAAGGTTATCGCAGCAGCTTTGAAGACGTCGGCCAGGGCCTGATCATGTGCGGCGAGGGTTCGCATTGAAGGGCACGCCCCGCCACCCCATATCGCTAACCAGTAGTTGATGGAGACCTTGCGATGACGGCAAGTACCGGTTGGTCGTTGCAACGCAGCATCTACCAGGCGCTGGCCAACTCCTCCGAGCTTGGCGCGCTCCTGGGCGGCACGCGTATCTATGACGATCCGCCGCAAGCCGCGAGCTATCCCTTCATCACCCTCGGCCAGAGCCTCGTTCGCGACTGGAGTACGGGCACGGAAGACGGCGCCGAGCACCTGTTGACGCTCCATGTGTGGTCGCGAGCGGGCGGCAAGAAGCAGGTGCACGACATCATCGAAGTGATCAAGGCGACCTTGCACGATCAGCCGCTGACGCTGGTCGATCATGAGCTTGTCAACCTCCGGCACGAATTTTCCGAAGCGCGCCCCGATCCCGACGGCGACACCTATCACGGCATCGTGCGCTACCGCGCCGTGACCGAGCCGGCGCAGGCGCAGGCGGCCTAAAACCATAGATTGCACCGACCGGTCATGGCCGGGCTTGTCCCGGCCATTCACGTTTTCGTGTGGCGAGTAAGACGTGGATGCCCCGCACAAGGCCGGCATGACGACCTAACAGATGCACCTTGAGTGTCGCGACGCGCTTCTGCTTGCGCTATAGGATGCGCCTCTTGAACGGGGCGGGACATCCACGCGAAGCCAATGGCACCCTGGACGACGCTGACTGAGTTCTTCGAGCGCCTGACCAACCATGAGGCCCGCAGCGGGAACTTGCGCGAAGAAGAGATGCGGCTGGCGGCTGCGGCGCTGCTGGTCCACGCCTCGGTGATCGACGGCGACGTGGCGCCGGAAGAGCGGCGCACGCTGAGGGCTCTGCTGCAGGAGCGCTTCGCGCTCGGTGATGACGAAACGCGGCGGCTGATGCGCGTGGCCGAAGCGCGCGAGCAGGAGGCCGTCGACCTCTATCGCTTCACCAGCGTGCTGTGCGCGGGCCTCGACCAGGAGGGGCGACAGCGCATCATCGAGATGCTGTGGGAGGTCGCCATGGCCGACGGTGTGCTGCATGAGTTCGAATCCAACCTGGTGTGGCGCGCGGCGGAGCTGCTCGGCGTCTCGACGCGAGACCGCGTTCGCCTGAGGAAGCTGGTCGAGAGTCGCATGGGCGGCTGACGGACTTCCAAGTCCCGATACGGCGGCGCGATCAAGCCGGGGCCATGACGAGCATTCAGAGGGTGGCTTTCAGCCGCCCATATTTTTGCGCGCAGCAATCGAACAGGAGGATCTCGCATGACGGCGCAGAAGGGTAAGGACCTGCTGCTCAAGGTCGACACCAATGGGGTGGGGAGCTTCGTCACGGTCGCGGGCCTGCGCGCGCGGACGCTCGCCTTCAACGCGGCGACGGTGGATGTCACTGACACCGAGTCGGTCGGCCGCTGGCGTGAGCTGCTCGACGGCGCGGGCGTCAAGACCGCGCGAATCACCGGCAGCGGGATTTTCAAGGATGCGAGCACCGACGAGACGGTGCGCCAGTATTTCTTCAACGGCACGGTGCGGAATTGGCAGGTGATCGTTCCTGAGTTAGGCACGATCGAGGGGCCGTTTCAGATCGCGAGCCTCGAATATGCCGGCCAGCATGACGGCGAGGTCACCTTCGACATGGGGCTTGAATCCGCCGGCGCGCTCAGCTTCGCCGCGGCGGCGTAGGAGGGGGAGAGTTATGGTCAATCGGCATCGCGGAGAGATCGAGGCAGTTCTCGACGGCAAGAGCTATCGCCTCTGCTTGACGCTCGGCGCGCTCGCCGAGCTCGAGCACGCCTTCGGCGAGGACGACATGCTCGCGGTTGCCGAGCGCTTCGAGGCGGGGCGTATCGCGGCAAAGGACGCGATCCGCATGATCGGCGCGGGCCTCCGGGGCGCGGGCTACGAACTCGACGACGAGGCAGTGGCGGCGATGAAAAGCGAAGGCGGAGCCGCGGGTTTCGTCGACATCGTGGCGCGGCTGCTTACCGCGACTTTCACCGCGCTACGGCAGGGGGAGGGCGCCGACCCTTTGGACGCGCGCCCGGCAGAAAGGTGATCGCCGATGGCAAGCGGCGGCCGCTAGAGCCCTTTCCTTGGGATGCGGCGATGACCGCCGGCCTCGGCACGCTGCGACTTGCACCGCGCGACTTCTGGGCGATGACGCCGCGCGAGCTCGATGCAGCCCTTCGGGGTGCTCTTGGGCTGGTTGGGATAACGCCGGTGATGACCCGTTCCGATCTTAGCATGCTGATGGCGGCTTTTCCGGACAGCGAGGGGTGTTGAGATGGGCGAAATGGTCGATGGGTGGTGGGTCACCGTAAGGGCTAGCACCGATGAATTCCGCGATGACCTCGCCGAGGCGAGCAGGCTCGGCAGCAAATTCGCAAGCGACCTCACCCGCGCCTTCGAGGATGCGGCCCTCAAGGGACGCTCGCTCGCCGACGTGCTGCGCTCGCTCGCGCTTGCGCTCTCATCCCACGCGCTCGAGGCGGCGCTCGCGCCGATCACCTCGGTGCT